ACTTGATGTACTCAAGAGTCAAGGCGTATGCACGGCTCTACATTAATGGCCCTGCACTCTATCTGGACACCGACATGATCGTGCAGAGTTGGGTTGACATCGAAGAGATGTTGAGTGGCACAGAGATCGCGTTCTGTAAGAGGTCATTCAACATCGACACGGAGTTCAACATCGAGCAGCGTGGGCTGACGTTTGATGAGTACAAGGGTAAAACTATGGGAGAACTGTACCCGTATGTGGGCTGCGCTGTGGCGGTCAAGGACTCGCAGGTGTGGGTAGAGATGTTAAAAATCTACGAGGAACTGCATCCGAAGTTCCGTACGTGGTATGGCGATCAAGAAGTGTTACGCATCTACGCCGAGAAGTACGGCTGTGCCGAGTTCGACGAGTCAGTGTATGCGTGTCTACCCGAACACAAGACGGACGATACCAAGATTCTGCACTACAAGGGGCCAAGTCGTAAGCAACTGTTTGAGGCTGTGTGATATGAGATGTCCGAAGGTAACGCTGTCATTTGAGCAGTACAAGATCCTGCTTGACCGTAAGCGTCGGGCGAACGGTAGGAACGTCAAGTACAGAGACTTGATCAAGCAGTGGGGAGTCCCGCACTACCATTTATCGACAGCGGTGTACCGTGGGATCAAGCAGTACGATTACAAACTATGGAAGGAGGAAGCACGATGACCTACGAATACATCGCATACGTTAGTAGCGGAAATGTTAGTAGCGGAAACGAAGTCCTGCGCGTTACCGCAGAAGGCGAATTCATTTGGAACGAAAACGCTGACGAGATGATTGCGTCTGGTGACTACAGCCAGTACCCGTCGCTGCGGCACGTCCTCAAGGCATTGCGGGAGAACGAGCGGCTACGGGATGCTGTAGCCGCCGAGCGTGAGGCGTGTGCGAAGGTGTGTGACAAAGTTGAGTGCGGGGCTGGGATGATGATTGAAGAACGGCACACGGCGAATGAGTGTGCGCGAAAAATCCGCGCTCGGGGGCAGTCATGAGCGCCGAGAAAGACAAAGAGATCAAGCGACTACAGGATCTACTGTATACGCAACTTGGCGAACTAACGGCGTTGCGGGCGGAGAAACAAATGCGTACACGCATTGAACAACTGAAGGAGCAACCGAAATGAGCCAAACTCCGAAGGCTACGTTAATCGGATTCAGAACGCTGAGAGAAGCGCAGCGGTGTATCAATGCACTTACAAGTGACTATGTGATCGCGGCAGTCACAGAAGGTAGGTTCGACGGTGATGTGCTTGCGTATGTTGTGATCCATAAAAACGCCGACCCTGTTGGAGGCTCGCGATGACCCGCGACGACATTATCCACATGGCGAGAAAGGCCAATCTGCATGAACGCACTAAGGTTTTCAATGGATACATTGTAAATATCCCAAACCTAGAAAACCTTGAACGCTTCGCCGCTCTCGTTGCCGCTGCCGAGCGTGAGGCGTGTGCGAAGGTGTGTGATGGGTGGATGCATGCCAATGGAAATGATTGTGCCGCCGCGATTCGGGCGAGGAGCGAGACATGAAAATCTTTATCGGTTGGGATAGCCGCGAGGACATTGCGTATCAAGTATGCAAGCACTCGCTTGAGAAACATACGAGCATCCCGCTTGACATTCAGCCAATCAAGCAACAGGAGATGCGCGAAAAGAATTTGTACTGGCGTGAGCATGACCCGCTCTCGTCTACGGAGTTTTCTTTCACACGCTTCTTGGTGCCGCATCTTGCAGGGTACAAAGGGTGGGCGGTGTTCATGGACTGTGACTTCTTGTGGCGAGGTGATGTCGCTGCGCTACAAGACTACATGAACCCGTACTACGGCGTGGTCGTGGTGAAGCATGACTACAAGCCGAAGGAAGCCACCAAGATGGACGGTGCTGTGCAGCACCAGTATCCGCGCAAGAATTGGTCGAGCATGATTCTGTGGAACTGTGAGCACCTGCACGTGAAGGCGCTGACCCCCGAGATTGTGAACCGCGAGTCTGGTATGTACTTACATCAGTTGAGGTTCTTGTGGGACGCTTGCATAGGCGACCTGCCTATCGCCTACAACTATCTGGAAGGATGGCACACCCGCGAAGACTGCCCGAACCCGCAAGCCGTTCACTTCACCCGAGGTGGGCCGTGGTTCAAGGACTGGACTGACGTTGAATACGGCAAAGAGTGGATGGACGTAGCGAAGGAGATTGTTCATGAGTGAGATTAACAAAGAGATTCTGGAAGATGACGAGGCGTATCTGATTGTCCCAGAAGAGCATGTGAAGAAAGTCGCCATGCCCGAAACGGTATGGGCGAAGATTGGCGATGACGGCAAGTTAGAGGTGCTGCGATGGGACATCATTGAGATGTACGCCGCAGAGTTTGATTCGCTGAACCGCAACGGCAAGAACAAGTCACAGACGCATGTGATTTGTAAGTTGCTTGTACTAGTGCGGGAGCAAGTGAAGCGAGATCTGGTACTGCCTAAATAGGAGAATGTATGAACGATCCCAACGCACGAGGGGGTGTTCGCCGTTATTTGGATACGGTCAACCCCGAAGAATACAAACCTCGTACCGGCGAGGTAGACCTTACCGAACTGTCATTGACGGGGCTTGCTGACCTTTACGGCAGCGACAAAGGTACTATCAAGCATAACTACACCAAGCATTACGAGCGCATCATCCAAGACATTTTGGACACAGCGTACGGCGGTTTGCATCGTAAGTCTGCGTCTTTGTTTATTGTGGAAGCAGGTGTGGCGTGTGGCGCGTCACTCCGTATGTGGGGTAACTATCTCCCTGCATCGCAGATCATTGGCTACGACATCCGTCCAGAGTGTTCCAAGTTATGCGAGGACATGAAGAACGTCGAGATCCGCATAGACGACTTGTGTAAAAAAGGTCTGGCAGAAGAGGTCGATCTGTTCATCGATGACGCCTCGCACATTGCCGAGGACATGATGGATATGTTTGGCAACTGCTATAAAAGCGTAGCAGACGGTGGTTACTATGTTATCGAAGATATGGGATGTACTTACAATCCCGCATACACTGAGCAGTTCCGAAAATACTTTAGGAATGATGCGGTAAACAGTAGAGACCGAATTATTTCTTTAGTTGAGCATATGTTAAGAGAGGTAGATGCGCGAGGTTCTATTGCGGAAATCCGCTACTACCCTCAGATGTTGGTACTAAAGAAGAGGTAGGTATGGACGAAGTGTGGGGGCAAAACGGTGGAGAGAATATCTTTAACGCTTTTGCTGCAATCCGCAGCGCAGGTTTGTGGGATGAGGCAGACATCCTCACCAAAGAACTTCTGGCCTGTCATGCCGAGATAGTTTTTTTGAGGAAGCGGAACGAAGCCTTACGTAGCAACTACAACAAATGGGGTGGAGAAGATGGAAGTTGAAGACGATATTTTGGATATGATCCGGTCACTGCCGAACGAGATCAATGACGCATCAACTACAACCGAGATGAAGTTCCTCACCGTAGGTGGGGTTCTTTGGGCCTGTCACGACGAGATTCGTCGGCTACGACAAGAAGTCGCTATGTTAAAAAAGGGTGGTAAAAGAAAATGATTTACTCTGGTGCGGGGCCACTGCCCCGTCATACGTATTGCTATGTAGAGCCGAACACATTCGGCAACGACAAGTGGGAGCGTGTCGCATGGTTTGGTCTTGTCAGTCATCCCGGCAGAACGTGGGGATGCCACGTGATGTTGGAGTGCGGAGCCGTTTATCGGAACGTGCCGCTGCATAGATTGGCCCATTTGCTTGAGTGTGAAGATGTTTGGAAGCCCGATGATGCTCAGACTTGGGACTGCTACGGTCATCACTTTAGCGTGGTGGAGTACCCGTTTCTGGAAGCCGTGCCTGTACACGTGAAGTTACGAGACAAGGAAGAACGGTATGGGCGATACATGTTCACAGCGATACCCATGCTTGACGGGTTTAGCCTAGAGCCAGAGCAGTCCAAAGAGTTTTACTTCATCAAGTTGGACAACGGCAGGTTCACGGCACAGCCTACGAATCACATCCTTGTTAAAGACAAGTCTTTTACCACGGTAGTTGAGTGGCCTCGACTGCAACGGCAGACCGAGACATGGAGCGTTGACCCATGAGTTTCGTCACGCTTGATTTTGAGACTTACTACGACTCCGACTATGGCTTGAAAAAATTTACGACTGAAGAGTACATCCGTGACTCTCGCTTTGAAGTCATTGGCGTGTCGATGAAGATAAACGATGACACTCCGGTATGGTTTAGCGGTACACATGCTGAGATCAAAGCATGGCTGAATCAAGTTGACTGGAGTTCATCGGCGCTGCTCTGTCACAACATGATGTTTGACGGGGCTATTCTTTCTTTTATTTTTGATATCGTGCCAGCGTACTACTTTGATACGCTCTGTATGGCCCGTGCCAAGCATGGGGTTGACGTAAGCGGATCTCTAGCAAATTTGGTGAAGATGTATGGGCTTGGTGAAAAGGGGACGGAAGTCGTACAGGCTTTGGGCAAGCGTAGGAAAGATTTTATTTCTGCTGATCTTGCTGCCTATGGGAATTATTGTATTAATGATGTCAATCTTACTTTCAAGTTATTTAACCTTTTTATCGAAGATCACTACCCGCAGAAAGAACTAGATCTGATCGACATGACCCTGCGTATGTACACGCAACCTGTACTGTACGTAGACGACGCGCTGTTGGTCGAGCGGCTTGAAGACATTAAGAATGAAAAAAGCGAACTTTTGACGGGATTACAAGGCAGACTAGGTTGCAACACTGAGGAAGAAGTCCGTGCGAAGTTGGCTAGCAATCCGCAGTTCGCTGCTGTATTGACGGATCTGAACGTCCCGGTACCGACTAAAATTAGTCCTACAACTGGTAAAGAAACTTATGCACTTGCTAAAAATGATGAAGGGTTTATTGAGTTATTAGAACACGAAGACCCGTTCATACAGCAACTGTGCGCGGTGCGTCTGGGTACTAAGTCCACCATTGAGGAGTCGCGGATTGCGCGGTTCATCGGCATCGGTGCGAGGAACAAGGGGCTGCTGCCTATACCGTTGAAGTACTACGGCGCACATACAGGCCGTTGGGCGGGATCTGACTCAGTTAACTTTCAGAACCTACCAAGCCGTGATAAGAAAAAGAAAACTCTCAAGAATTCAATTATGGCCCCGCCCGGTCATTACGTTATCAACTGTGACTCTTCTCAGATAGAAGCCCGTGTACTGGCGTGGCTTGCGGGACAGGATGACGTAACCCGGCAGTTTGCCAACGGCGAGGATGTGTATTCGATCTTCGCGTCCAAGGTCTACCAGAAGCCCATTAGCAAGGCCGATCCGGTTGAACGGTTCGTGGGCAAGACTTGCATCCTTGGACTTGGCTATGGCACCGGGGCAAAGAAGTTGCAGCACACACTGAAGACTCAGCCGCCGGGGGCTGACCTGCTAGAGGAGGAATGCAAACGCATTGTCGATCTGTACCGCGAATCTAACCACATGATCACGGATTTATGGCGTGAATGTGATAACGCCCTGACTCATCTATCCTCATGGCCTCATCAATTACAATCTTATTCTATAGGCAAAGAGGGGGCCGTATGGGCTACCTCTTCGGGTATACGTCTCCCAAATGAATTGTTTATACGATACCCAGAACTACGCCTGAGTGACAAGAAGTATATTTACAAATCACGACGAGGGGTAACTTCGATATGGGGAGGTGCGATGGTTGAGAACATCGTTCAAGCCTTGGCCCGTATCATCGTCGGTGAGCAGATGCTCAAGATTAGAGAACGCTACCGACCTGTGTTGACTGTGCATGACGCGGCAGTAGTAGTCGTGCCCGATAAGGAATTAGAGGCCGCCCTTGCGTTTATAATACAAGTGATGTCTACTCCGCCAGAGTGGGCCGAGGGTTTACCTGTAGCCTGTGAAGCCAAATACGGTAGGTCTTACGGAGATTGTTAGTGATTCAGTGGTCGTTTAGTAGCCTCAAGGACTTTGTAAACTGCCCAAAGCAGTACTACCACATCAAGGTAGCAAAAGACTTTGAGAAGAAAGCCACACAGCAAATGCTGTACGGTACGGAAGTTCATAGGGCGTGTGAAGAATACGTACGAGACGGCACTCCGCTTGTCAAAAACTATGTACGTTTTAAGCCACAGTTGGACGCACTACTTGAGATTAGTGGTACGAAATACTGTGAGCATGAGATGGCGTTGACGGCAGAGCGAGAACCGTGCGCGTTTGATTCCGATACTAGGTGGGTGCGGGGCATCGTTGACTTATTGATAGTGGACGGGGCCAATGCGTACATCGTGGATTACAAGACCGGGAGTAACAAATACCCTGATCCGAAGCAGTTGAAGTTGATGGCACTGATGACTTACGCGCACTTTCCGAACGTTCAGTCAATCAAGGCAGGGTTGTTGTTCGTGATGCACAATACGTTTGTCACAGAAGAGTACGATAAAAAAGACATTGAGAAACTATGGCAAAACTTTTTACCAGACCTACAGCGTCTTGAAGTCGCATACGATAACAACGTGTGGTTCCCTAAAGCAGGGCCGTTGTGCGGGTGGTGTCCTGTCAACACCTGTAACTTTTATAGAGAGAGGTAGCAGATGATTGAGGATGACAAGGATATTGAGATAGCGGAACTTCAACTGTTACTCGCAAAGAAGCGTCGTGAGATAAAGAATTTAGAAGAAAAAGTGGCGCATTTTAGTGCAGCCCGTGCATACGAGGTGGGCCGATGCAAAAAACTCATGACCGTGTACAACAAACTTGCCGACAGGTTTAATGCTAACTTTAAGTTTCACGAGTACATTAAAGATGTACTAGATCAAACAGCAAACTTGATGGAGAACTACGATGCCGTACGTGAACAAAAGCCGTCCGTACAAAAAAGAGTACGATCAGCAGGTCAAAAGAGACGAACACGAAAATCGAATGGAGCGCCAGCGGGCGCGTAGATCCTACGATAAGAAAGGTATTAGCCGAAAGGGTAAAGACATTGCTCATGTAAAGGCTCTTTCAAAAGGAGGTAGCAATGGTGACGGAACTCGGCTACAGTCTCCATCTAAGAATCGGTCGTTCCGCAGGACTTCAAGCGGGGCGATGAAATGAGGCACTAGACGCGAGTGTGCTTGAGGGTTCCCACCCACTTCCCCTCTTAACAACAGCGTCAGTTGACGATAGGCATTTGCTACCAAACCCCCCTAGGCGTCAACCGTCTGGCCCACGTTACGGGCTTTTAACTTAGTAGGTATAGTATGGAAATAGTTGATAACGCAGCGGTGAAATTCACCGCATCAAATTCGTTCGCTTCTGAAATCACTACGCGCTTAGAACGTAGTGAAATAGTACAAGACAACAGACATAGTAAAGAATTATTAATCTGTTGGGATCACGGCGAGATGAAGACTCTCGCTACTTACTTGGACAACTTTCTTCCAAGTCAAAATATCCCAAAAATACCCTCACCCATGCAGCGTGATTACACGTGGCCGGGGTTCTATAAGCCGTTCGATCACCAGCGTGATACGGCGTATTTCTTAAGCATCAGACAACGGGCGTTCTGTTTTAACGAAGCAGGAACCGGCAAGACTTCAGCGGCTGTCTGGGCTGCTGACTATCTGATGAATCAAGGCGTGATCAAGAAAGTGCTGATCATCTGCCCACTCTCTATCATGTACTCCGCATGGCAAGCCGACATAATGAAAACGGCTATTCACCGTACGTGTGGTGTCGCACACGGATCATCTGTAAAGCGTAAGAAAGTAATTAGCGAAAACTACGACTTCACGGTGATTAATTACGACGGCACAGGGGTAGTTCTACAAGAACTTCAACAAGCGAAGTTTGACCTTATCATTGTAGACGAGGCCAACGCTTACAAGAGTCCGAACACAAAGCGGTGGAAGATTCTTGCCAAACTGATTGAGCCTACGACATGGTTGTGGATGATGACCGGCACACCCGCCGCCCAATCTCCGGTAGACGCATTCGGTCTTGCTAGGCTGATATCTCCAATCAGAGTTCCAAAGTTTTCAACGGCTTGGCGTGATCGAGTGATGGCACCAATAAGTAAATTCAAGTGGGTGCCAAAGCACGACGCTACTGATCAAGTGTTTCGTGCACTGCAACCGGCTATTCGCTATACAAAGAAAGAATGTCTGGATCTACCCGATGTTGTTTATCAAACACGAGATGTGCCGCTCACGCCACAAGTTCAGAAGTATTACAACGAATTAAAAAAGCAATTACTGATAGAAGCAGCCGGAGAACAGATCACTGCTGTAAACGCAGCAGCATCACTCAATAAACTTTTACAGATTTCAGCAGGTGCGGTGTACACAGACAAGCATGACGTTGTGCAGTTTGACATCTCGCCCCGCCTCAACGCCCTCAAAGAAGTGCTTGAAGAAACTACAAACAAGGTTGTAGTATTCGTTCCCTTCCTGCATTCTATCGATATAGTTGGAGAGTACCTAACTAAAGAAGGGGTGACGAACGAGACCATCCAAGGGTCAGTTGCTGCAAGAGAACGCTCTGCAATCATTGGACGTTTTCAAACAAGTACAGATCCAAGAGTCTTGATCATTCAACCGCAATCGGCAGCGCATGGAATTACTTTGACGGCTGCTGACACGGTGGTGTTCTGGTCTCCAGTGATGTCAGTTGAAACGTATCTACAGTGTATTGCGCGTATTGAAAGAGTCGGCCAAGTAAACAAAATGTCAGTAGTGCATCTGCGTGGATCTGAAGTTGAGAAGAAGATGTACGCAATGCTGCAAGGTAAAGTTACACACCATCAAAAGTTAGTAGACCTGTACAAGCAGGAGTTGGAGGAAATTAATGATGAGTAGTGAAAAATATGACGGTATGTTAGGACGTATCTTTAGAGATGAGGGTATGGCGTTAGTTGAAGACAATTCAGGTTTGTGGAAAGAGGTGGCTAAAGGCGGGATAGACGATTGGTTTGAAGCCCAACCTGTCAATACCTACTTTGTTGGAGAAGATATACGACTTCATCTTGAGAAGAACGGTATGGAGGCTCCTCATCACCACAATGCGTGGAGTGCAGTTATAGGCGGTAGAGTGCGTAGTTGGCTCAAGTCTGGTGAGATAGAGGTGTACGGCCTGTCAGCCGGTAAAGACCCCAAGGCTCATGCTCGCCGTATGATCATGTATAGGAAATTAAAATGAGTAACGTGGGTAACACAGATGAACTAGTCGAAGCGTATTTACTAATACGCTCGCAGCGTGAGAGGTTGGCTCGTGAGTACGAAGCCGAGGACAACGCGCTGAAAGAAGATATGGCGAAGTTGGAAGCCGTGATGCTTGAGATGTGTAACGCAGTCAATGCAGATAGCATCAAGACCAAGCACGGCACAGTTATGCGGAAGTTGAATGAGCGTTTCTTCTGCCAAGATTGGGAGAACTTCTACAAGTTTGTTCTCGACAACGAGGCAGTTCAGTTACTCGAGCGGCGCATCCATCAGAGTAACTTTAAGGAGTTTATAAAAGACCACGATAGCGACGGGCTGCCTCCCGGCGTGAATGTGATGCGTGAGTACGGCGTTTCAGTACGTAAAGCCAATCAGTGAGGACTTATGAGTAACGATATTATTGCTAGTTTGAAGAGTGAACTTGCCCAGATTTCGGGCGGCGTCGATGACGATACACGTGCCGTTGCTGGTGGCGGCGGTAATACTTCCAAGCGTATCAGCATCAAGGGCGGCGTGTTTCGCAAGATGGCCGGTGGTAAGGAGATTGGGTCTATTGAAGACCGGTACATGAACGTCATCTTTGTGAAGATGGCCCACAACGCAAGCCGCACCTACTACACTGGCGCGTACAAGGAAGGCGAGAAGATCGCTCCTGTGTGTTGGTCATCTGATTCCAAGACTCCCGATGTTGAGGTCAAGAATCCGCAAGCCACCGCCTGCGATAAGTGTCAGTGGTCTGTTAAAGGATCTGGGCAGGGCGGAAGCGGAGCAGCGTGTCGTCTGTCGTGGCGTACTGCGGTAGTTCTGCCGCAAGATCCCGGTGGTGATGTTATGCAGTTGGTTCTGCCAGCAACGTCGTGCTTTGGTAAGGAAGAGGGTGGCAAGTACCCGTTCCGTCCGTACATTCAGATGCTTGCTAACAACAACATCTCAGCAGGGCGCGTCGTGACCAAGATGCAGTTCGACACTAAGTCGCCTGTACCGAAGTTGCTGTTCTCACCTATTGGCGTCGTGTCTGAAGATGACGTGAAGATTGTACAGACGCAGAAAGAATCGAAGGCTGCTGAAAACGCAGTTAAGTTGACGGTGTATCAGCAGGATGAAGGTGAAGAGGCGACCGTCGCTGCACCTGTTGCTGACGAACCGGTTGTGCGTGAGACAAAAAAGACTGAAGCCGCACCTGCTGCTGATGTCTCTGACGTTATCAAGAAATGGTCTAAGAAGGGTTAATCAATGCCTCGCACATACAGCGACAAGTTGTTGATTCAACTACAACAAGCAGACCCGTCGTTGCTTGGGATCAGGCTTGCACGTTTATGTGTTGAGGCTAACCTCCCCGTAGCGTACGTCGCCCCGGCTCTTGAAGTGTCACGCAACACAGTACATTCGTGGTTCCGTGGTCGGGTCATGCACGAACACAAACGTAAGATCGTAGAAGCCTTTATGTATCTTGTCGAACAAGACATGAGGAACGGGATACTCCCCGCATCCAACCTCAAGAAGGCTAAGACTTACGTGGAGGGAATGTTAGGCCAAAAGATTTAAGCCCCCCTCGGGTTAGTAGCGGGGTGGCCGTCGCCCCGCATTTTTTATTTAAGTGGGTTGATGTTCATGCGAAAACAATTTTACGAGAAAGTATTACCTTCGCAGGGCGTCTACTGTGTAACCGAGATCTCCAAAGACAAGCGGGTAGTCAATCGGTTTGCAGAGAGTCTTGATGAAGTCGAGAGATTGGTTGAAGAGATCAACTCTGAAGGCAAGAATGTATTTATCGCTTTAAGCAGTTTTAGTGGGCATAGTCGCATGAGCGAGTATGCTGTTTCATGCCGTTCCTTTTTTATTGACTTAGACGTAAAGCCCGACAAGCCCGGTCACTACAAGACTAAAGTCGAGGCTATCGAGGATCTGGATCATTTCTTAAAGGTAACGGAACTACCGCCGCCTGTTGTGATTGATTCGGGTAACGGTATCCACGCATACTGGCCGTTTGAAGAGGCTGTGCCTATTGCCGAGTGGAAGGCGTACGCTGACAAATTCAAACAGTTATGTCTTGACAACATGAAGATCGACCCCGTTGTGACAGCAGATGTCACACGGATCATGCGTTGCCCCGAGACGCTTAACTTCAAGACTGACCCACCTAACCCCACGCAGTTTCTTACAGAAGAGATCTACCAGTACGACTTTGCTGCCTTTAAAGATTATTTAGGCGAAGTGCTGTACTCTGCCGGATCAATTCTTGACCTGATACCTAAAGGACTTGACGAAGATACTAAGAAGATAGCGCGGCTCGACAATTACGAGACTACGTTTCAAGACATTGCAGAGAAAAGCATTGACGGACATGGCTGTAACCAGATCAAACACGCCATACTCGACGCCAAGATCCTACCAGAACCAGTGTGGCATTCCGCACTATCCATTGCCCGGCACTGCACGGACTGGGAAACAGCGATTCATCTGCTATCCGAAGATTATGTCGGGTACAACCACGAAGCCACAATTAGGAAAGCCAATGAAACTTTCGGCAAGCCCCACAGTTGCGGAACCTTTGAACAACGCAACCCCGGTGGATGCGACGGATGCCCCTTTAAAGGACAAATTACCAACCCGCTCGCCATCGGACGAAAGTTTATTGCAGCGCCTACCGAAGAGGTTAGTAAAGAGGACGCAATTCGGATCGAGAAGAATCCCGAAGAAGTTCCACCTTTTCCTAAAGCGGTCTTACCCTTTATACGAGGACGAACCGGAGGAATCTACTTCATACCCCCTGCCGAAATAGGCGATGACGGGGAGAAAATTAATTCAGAACCTGTACTGATATCGACTAATGAGTTCTTTCCTATCAAGAGAATGTACGGCGAATCAGACGGTGAACTGTTGTTGATCCGAATCAAACTCCCGCACGAAGTCCGAGAGAAGTACATCTCTACTGGTGACGCCCAGTCGGTTGACAGCATGAAAGAAATTATTGGTAAGGCAGGGGTTGTCCCGCCGCACCAGAGTCTATGGCCTAAGTTGGTGGAATATATGACTAAATGGGTACATTACTTACAGAGTCAAAACTCTGCTGACAAGATCTGTCACCAGATGGGGTGGACGGATAACGAGACATTCTTGATTGGCGAATCAGAAATTGTTGGTGACGGGGAGGCTCGCAGGGCGGCATCCAGTCCGTTAATACGTGACATATCTAGGTTGATGCGGGTTAAGGGTGACTACCAGACGTGGAAAGACTGCGTTAATCAACTGAATCAGCCAGAGTTAGAGATGCAAGCCTTCGGGCTGTTTGTGTCTTTTGGCTCTCCGTTGATGCGGTATACGTCCACAAACGGCATGACGTTTTGTTTTACCGGGCCATCTGGCGTTGCCAAGTCGGGGTCGTTGTATGCAGGGCTATCCGTATGGGGCGCACCGAAACCGCTCAGTGTTTACGATTCTACGGACAACGCTTTCAATAGCCGCGCCATGTCCCTCAAGAACATCATCATGGGTATGGATGAGGTGCAGGAGAAGCCGCCCGAGCAGATTTCTAAACTTATCCACCTTGTATCACAAGGTAAGGGCAAGATGCGTATGCAGAGTTCGGTTAACGCCGAGCGCGAGCAACAAGAGATAGCCTCCATGCTATGCCTCATGTCGTCGAACGTATCGCTCTATGATTTGATTTTTAACAAGAAGGCTAACGCCAGCGGCGAGATCATGCGATTGCTTGAGTATGTTCTCATGCAGCCATCGTTCCTTACTATGGAAGTTGGCAAACAGATCTTCGACCCCCTACACAGAAACTACGGTCATGCTGGCCCAGACTTCATCGGCAAGGTAATCGGTCTAGGAGATACTGAGATACGCGCCCGTATCGACAAGTGGAGCAAGCGCATCACTACTACCAAGTTGGGTACGAATGCTGCCTTCCGTTTCTACGAGACCGCGTTTAGCGCCATCTTTGCAGGGGCTGAAATTGCCAACGAGTTTGGCATCATTAGTTTTGATATTGAGCGAATATTCGACAGGGTAATGCTTGAGACAATTAAGGTAAGAGACAACACCCAGAAGAACCGGGTTACGGATTACGAAGGCTTGATTGGTGAGTTCCTTAACGACCATTGGCGTAAAGGCACGTTGATCTTCGATGAAGGCCGACTTGTCAACGAACCGCACGGTGAACTTGTAGCCCGTGTGGAAATTGGAAATTCGACTCAATACATCTCTAAGAGTAAGTTTAAGCAGTTCTTGGGCAGCAAGAGCGTAGGTAGCGGTGAGTTTGAGAAAGCCTTGGAGAAGTCGGATGTCAAGTTAGAATCTAAAAAGATGCGTCTATCAACGGGCTGGAAAGCGGGTATGACAACCCCGCCTATTCATGTCTACGCCTTTCAGTACGATGTCCCTAAAGAGTTATTAGATGACAACAAGAGTGATGGAACCTGAATGGATCTTTCCATTTGAGGGCATGGCGGTTGGGGATAGTTTCTTTATCCCTACTCTGAAGATCTCCGAAATGCTGTATGTTATAGATTGCCGCGCCAAGGTTGCCCAAGTAAGGGTAAAGGCTTACGCCTCGTCCAAGGATGGACACCTTGGCGTGCGCGTCTGGCGTGTCAATTAACTAGCGATCTTCTTCTAATTTGTACTCTTTTTCTAACTGACGGCGAGCCTTTTCAGGCACATTGATTCCGTAGATAGAGTTCTTGGTGTTGTTACGCCGCCTGTTAAACGAATCCTGCATTTCGTCGTAGCCAATAACATTACGAGTCTTCTTTACAAACTCGTTCTGATTGAAGCGCTTGATGTCTTCTCTAACTTCCTTCTCGCCTTCCTTGTCTTTGTTGATCCTTGCCAAGTAGAGCCTGTTAAGAAGCGCTGTCTTCCTATCGCTGACGCTGTTAATTCTACTTGCTAATGCCCCGGCTAGTTCAGAGCGTCGTGCGGTTTCAACTGGCGTAAATCCAAGCGTCTGCATTGCAAGTTCGTACTTATTAAAGTCGTCGAAGATCTTTTCACCGCTTCTACTCTCTGAACCTTCCGCAGCAAACCGATGCGCTTTCAAAATGTTTCTGATGAAAGCAGGAGTCACTGCCTCCAGCGCCCGGTCGTAATGTCCTTCCTTGTAGTCTTTATAGCCACGGAAAAAGCCCATGAACGCTGCGTAGGATGGGCCAAAGACTTGTTCAGCGGCAAACAGCACCGGGCCAACTTCTTCTAGCCGCTTATCATCATCCTTCCAAAGCAAACTGTTGAATCCTGTACGTGCTGCAACGTCAACCATGAATAATTCGTTGACTACACCCTTGTGCGCGAGCGCACCAACAGACTGCCGTACGATCTCGTTAGACTTAACAGGATCATCCTCGTCACCAAATAGATCAGCCAAAAGATCAACAAGCAGCGTACCGGCACTGTAGAACGGCAGTCCGTGAATACCAGCAAACACAAACGCCATCGTCATTATGCCAATCATCTGCTTAGCAGCGAGTTGCTTAACCTCTGGGGTCTCGCCTCTTGTCGCTTCTCTAAGCAACTTAGCCTGCAAATAAATCTGAGTCTGGGCAAAGTTCTTAAACGTAAACGCTACTTTACCAAACCCAGTCTGAAACACTCGGGGGGAAGTTTCAGCAAGCACCGTACCGTGAGTTAGGTTGACCAGATCAAGCGCAGCCTTGATCGCTCCGTCTACGTCCCCGCCATTCTTCTCCATCTCCAAATTGAACGCCGCGACCAATGTCACTTCGCGGTTGAACCGTTCTGAGTTCTGGAACGTCCATCCTAGGATCTGTTCCATCTTGGTCATCAGACCAATGTAATCCCCCTTTCCGTAAGTCTTCTTTCTGCCTTCTACCAAGTCATAGCCAGTAGAGCGGCGAATCGCGCTCTGTCTGATAGCAGCCTTGTAGAGTTTGCCTAGCGGCGAGTTGGGCGGTACGCCTACACCAAAACTAAAGTCGGCAGGGAACTTTTTATACCCACCCGGAATATTGTCGTTGTCGAAGCCGCCCTTGAAGTACTGCTTAGTTGCATCGGCCATCGCTGCGCTAGTCTTATCAACGCCGTACTTACCAGCCAGCATGGGGTACACAACCATCGGCAACTGCGTAGTGTTGATAATTGCAGTCGAGACATTGCCAATGATGTACCAGTAATAACTGAACGAAGACAAAGCGTTAACCAGACGCCCATTGCCGGGGTCTCGCAAGTACTCCATCTGTTTATTTAGGTTCTCCACAAGAAGCGGTACAGACCGATTCTTGGACTGACCAGAAGCAGCGTATTTATTTGCTTCCTGTTTTACCTCATCAAAAACGCTATCAATTTCTGGTATGTATTCCAGATTAGTAAGTTGATTTGCCATGCGGGTTGCAACCGTGGCGTAGACATTCATAAGATCAGATTCGTATCCCTTGTACCCATCACGTTTACGGTACAACTGCCGCACAGACGAAGCAGGGATCTGGTCAAGATAAAGTTCGTACAGCGAACGCTTTACAGCGCTAGACACGTCGCGCTTATTTAGATCCTCCAACACTCGGTTGAAGAACGTGCCCGGCCCCTTACCCTCAAAAAAGTCTTCGATTTTGGAGTAGGTCTGGTCACTGTTTGGTTGCGCTCCGTTAGCCAAAGCCTCTTTCCACGCGAGTTCGCGCTCGTAGTTAGACTTAAACGACTGCACTACCGTGTCGTTCTTGGCGTCTTGATAACGAAGCCAGTAATCGCCCTCACGATAAAGAGGTAGGTAAACCCGCAGGCGCTTGGTCGCCATTTCTCTTTGCAGGCGCTTTGCCTCACGCGGCGAAAGATTCTTGGAAAGAAGCGCTAAGTACTCATCTGACATTTTGCGGTAACTAGCCAACATCTCCCAGTACACTTTTTGTAGTGCAGGGGGCAGTTTGTTAAACCGCTGAGTCAACGGATGGTTTGCATGTAATGGGTTATTGAACTGAATACCCTGCTTACCGTCTGGGCCTATCAGTCGAGTGGACTCATGCGCTACTTCGTAGAACTCATCCTTGTATTGAATGTTATCTTTAATAGAGTCGTTCCACTTACGGACATCTCGGTCAAGCACTTCCTTTCTGTCTTTCAAGGAACTCGCACGAACGTTTAGCACGTTAAGCAGATTTTTAAGGGTTGGCAATTCTTTAACGAAAATCTCTACCTGTTGCGGCAGGGAGATAAACATATAAAACGCAGAGCGCATCGAGTCCGTTATGCGCGTAGAGTCAAGCACGCTACGAACACCGTCGTAAATTCGCTTATTAAACGGAGGCAAATTACTTACAGCGTTACCGACATTGTTAATTGTCTGCGCTAAAACGCGGCGTGACTGCCTAACATCCTCAGATTTTTCGCTAAATTTACCGTTGTTTCCGATGGCTGATTTGACTTGATTAGGTTCGTAAACAGCAAGATTCTTGGCCTCAACACGTTCCAATAGTTCGGACGAATACAGACTTTCCATGACATAAAACCCGTCATGGCCGAGTTTACGAATTGCACGTTGAACCATCGGCTTTTCAATAGTGCGCCAGTCGCCTTCCTTGATTGACGACATCATAGTAATCCAATCTGTAGAACCTACTACACCGCCCGTTTTGACAAATTCCGCTTCAAGTTCTTTTTCAAGCGCGGCGATTTGTGTCCAATTATCGTAGTCAAAAGGATTCTTGGCGTTGACATACACCGCATACATGGGGCCAACGTCGTAGTCGTACGCATCAAGCGTAAACCGTTCTGCAAAATACGGATCGGGTGATAAGAAAATAGCGTTAGCACGGCCCGGTCGGAACACCGAAAACACTTTCGGAGATCCGTGATACATGATGACGGGACGGCCTTCCTCATCCACCACCTTAGAACCCTTAAACCAATCCCAGAAGTTCTTTAGTCCATCAATACTCGGGAATATCGGTCGTGGCCCCTTTACGCCTATAGCCTCTTTAATCAGAGGCTCAGTCATGTTTTCGTTAAGCGGGGTGAGTCCATCCAAAAAGTTCTTTACCGCTTCAGCAGGCAGGAACTCCGGTCGGTTGCCTGTCATGTAGGCAACAATCTTTCTGATTCTCTTGGCAAGAGTTGAGAAGAACTGCTCTACAACACCTAACGGCTTCTCGCTCGTAGTCATCCACTTGGCTACGTTATCGGCAAACCACTCGCTAAAAGACTTTAAATAGTTAGCGTCTTCTTCGCTTAACAGTGCAGTTTCGGGGAGGCCGCCCATACCCCGTTCTGACATACCCCATGCACGGGTAAGCCGTATTAATTTAGCCGTAGATTCTTTCTCGTTTTTACTTACCCACGACAACCACGAATCAAAGACCGCGTTTCTAGTCTTCTCATCCGCGTTGGTGAAAGTTTCTGATTCGACTATGTGGCCGACTTCGTGTGAAAGAGTTTCAAGCAGAACCTGAATAGGCAGCCTGTCGTTTATGACGATGGCATAACCCTTACCGTTAACAAACGGCGCAACTTCGCCGTCAATCGCTGGGTTGGTCGCTCCGTCAATAAGTTTCTCTACGTTAAAGCCGCCGTATAAGTTGTATTTGTCGGTGGTAACAGTTCGGGCACCCGGCGTACGCAAATCACCCTGACTTAACAGAATGATGTTTACATTATTAAGCCCGACAAGTCTAACGAGACCTTTAAGTAAGCCCTCAATACGTGGGTTAAAAGCGTCACTAACGACAACTTTACTGGTAGCGAATGGCCCGGAACGGTTTAATACCATGCCCCTAGGCGCAATACGCTGAGCAATACGCTCAGCAAGAACCCGCTTCTCGTCTGTTGAAACGCGGCGTGCTTGAGAAGGAGCGGTCTTAGCAGCAGTTTCCTGCGACCCTCTTAATCTAGCAACTTCAGCGTCGTAAGCGGCAAACGCGTCGGATTCAAAATCAACCGCATCTCTACCAAAAACACCTTCATTCAATGTGTCTAGTATATTTTCTCTGTTGGAATCTATACTGTCCTGAAGATCACGGTAGTCTCCTCGCGCATCAAATGCCTGCCGTGCGCTTGCTATAGCAAAACTTTTTACTTCTTCTCTCTTTGTTTTTCTTTCTTGCTCGACCCTACCAAGTTCTGCTATTTCCGCATCGACATCTCTTAATGCAGGCTCTCCTAGTGCAGGTTGCGCCGCTTGAACCCTTTTAATCCGTTCATCTTCTAGTGCAGGCTGGACTGCTCCTTCTCCAGAAACAACATCACTAGGAGTTGGTGCAGCAGACACCACTCCCTCATCTGCAGGGACTTCAGCAACTCGTCCTGCGGGTTCTGATCCTGATGGAGGCACAGCAACGCCTCCTCCAGTTGGTTGAGGCTCAACTGGCTCAATAACTTCCTGTGATGTTGGTTCGGCTCCACTTGGGGCGGCCTCCGATGAAGTAGGTGGTGTAGGCGGCGGTGTGGGCGGCGCTGGTGGCGCAGTATCTACTATGTCTAAGTTAAGCGCCTTGGCAACGTCTAACGAAACTCCCGCTTGATCAAGTTCCTGCTTAGTGAATGTCCTCGCCATCTGAACATTCGGCACGGCTCCCGGCATTGAGGTAGTCGTATCTATCCGCTGCATGTAGTTCTTGTCGAAGACATCAAGCCTCGTAGCCAAGTCGTCGTATTTCTTGGTTAGATTGGCGGTGAACGCTTCTACGGGCGTGTTCGCAGCGGTGGCTTGGGCTTGGATCTGCTGAGGATTGAAGAGCAACGTGGCTAGTTGCTCCATTTCCTGTTCTATCTTGCCGATTTCTTCGTAAACTTGATCCTCATTCAAGTTTAACGGCGCGTTGCGTATCGTTTCCGGCGCGTCTTCGGCTGCTACTTTAGGCGGCGAATTGAGCAGATCTTCAGCAGTTTTAATCTCTGTAACTGCAGGCTTGACCGGTTTTTCTTTAGTCGTGGCTTCTTCTTGGCTAGTGGCAGGCGCGGCTGGCTTGTACTTCTTGGCAAGTTCAAGCGGATTACTAAGGTTAGTCTGAATAAACTCTGCTTCGGCACGCTCTTCAGTAGTAGGGTCTACCTTTGAAGTAATTTCGTTAAGCCGAGTCTGGGCGGTATCGGTAGCAGCCTTGAGAACCTGCGCCTTATTACGCTCCGCTTTCGCACTAATAGCCCCGGCAGGGCCACCAACGACCGGGCCAAGAACCGCAGCGCCGATAGCCGCCTGCTTAAACTCTTCCTTTGCCTCCGCATCGGTTAGCGAAAGCCCTGCCTGCCACCGCTCAAGCGCCTGTTGAGCAACTTCCTGCGGAACTTCAAACGCTACGCCGCCGACAACACCCTGTACTGTGCCCCTAGCAGTCGATTTGAGCGTACCTTCACGCGCAGCATCCACAAGTTTACGCGCCGCTTCTTCAGCAATTTCTTTCTCTGACGATACGAGATTACGCAGGAACGGAAACGCACGGAAGGTTTCTCTAAAGAGTTTAAACCCTGCAACGTCAAGCGCGGTTTGACCAGCAGCGGCAGCGGTCGCTTTAGCAATAGAAAGTTCTTCTGGCTTACGACCTTCAGCAATTGCTTTTTCTTGCTCTTGTGCCTGACGGAGAAGCGCTTGGATTTCGTACTGGCTGGCTATCGTGCCAGCACCTGCTATGGCTCCACCAACCGGCGTAGTAGCAAACGATGCTCCCGTAGCGACAACTGCAGGGGCTACCAACTGACCAAGGGAACTGCCAAGAAGTTCTTTAAAGGCTTCCCAATTCTCTCCCTTGCCAAACCCGCCAGAAGACTTGTACTTGGATTCAGCGGCTTTTAAAAATGCCCGACGATTCTCTTCAGTTTGATTAGCCGCGTATGCAGCGGCTTCATCTGCAAGGCCAAGAGTTTGTATCGACTCTTCAAACGACCCAAAAAGTCCCGCTTTTTCTCGTTTATCCTGTGGCGTAGCAGCAGGCGCAGCAGTTATTCCTGCGTCAACAGTCTTACCCCGACCGCCATCCATATGGCGTATCTGTCTGTCAGGAAATTGAGATTGTGCGCGAGCGTTAACCTGCTCCGGGGTTACACCGTCTGGTACATTCGCGTAGACATGAGATGACCCGTCAGCAAAAAAGACGGTGACATTTCTAGCCATTTAACTTAGTCCCAGTTGCTTTGAGTAGGTACTTGAGGCGTTGCTACGTTAGGCGGGTTTCTACCCCCCATACCGGGAATCGGAATGCCAAGTTCAGCAAGTTCATCACCAATTTCTTTCAATTCTTTTTGCGCTGCGTCTCTTTCTTCGTCGTCATACGCGTTTAAAACTTTTTCGTAGGCTTTGGAATAAAGCCCAAGCAGCCGACCCTGAACACCGGCAGGGATGCCACCAGCCGTACCAGACGGTTTTTCCATATCACGAAGCCTTTTAAGTTCTTTAGCGTAGTTAGGATTCGATTGATCCATAGTACGTAGTTTTTCTTGCTGACGGGAGAGCGGAGTGTCCTGCTGCGCCCGAGCCACGCTAAGTTGTGTGGCACGACTACGTAAATCTTCAACTTTCTTCTGTTCACCTTCAGCAATTTTCTGCGTAGCCTCGTCGCGCAGTTTTATAGCCTCTGCAACTTTAGTGCGATACTTCGTCAGGTTGCCTTCAGCGCGGGCTTCTTCTGCTTCGGCCATAGCAATCCTGCTAGCGTTGTAAGCATCTTCAGCCGTACGCTTGCGCTCAATCTTTTTCTCTCTACGCTCAAGTTGACGAGCCTTGGCTTTGGAGAGTGCGGTCAAGAATGTCGGGGCTTTAGTCTCCCGTGTGCCTGCCTCTGAACCGATTTCGGCTATGTCGGAGAAAAACTTGGCCCTATCAAGTTCGTCAAGTTCGCCTTCGGCTTCCTGTTGTGCCTTGCGCTTGCGTTCCGCTTCGGTTTCTTTAAGTTTGCTAGAAGGCGCATAACGACCAATCTGAAGTCGCCGCTCAAATTCATCCTGTCGTGCAAGATCTTTTTCAAGATCCTCAATGCTTTCTTCACTTCCAAGCATTGCCTGTTCACGTACTTCTTCCCAAGTTTTAGGTAGCGGCTTCTTAACGTTGGCAGCGGTTACACCGCCTTCATCGAACGCAACAATGCCGCCAGAAGCAAAGGTTGGATCTTCCATAGCCCCTGCATTAAGGGCACCAAGCCCCTGCGCCATCATCGTTTCTGGCGATCCTCCACGAGGATTATTAGCCCCACCTCCAGATACGACGGACTCAAGGTTATCAAGTTGCTGCTTGATAGTGCCACCAGCAGGCATCTGCTTAGGAGGCTGTTTCATCCGCTCGTACTGATTAAGTAGAGCGTAGAGATCGACGAAAGGAGCCACGCCGGTTGCAGCCTGACTCTTGACGTACTGAATAGCCTGATCGATAGGCATACCCATCTGCATCTTCTGCTGAAGCGATTGCATCATCGCCTTCGCCGTATCACTAGTGGGGCCGATCATTTTTAACCTCCTCCACCAAGTCCAAGCAATTGAGCAGCCGTGTTCGGCCCTTGAGTGTAAAGGCTTCTAGTAGTGTCACCAGCAGGCAGACCGCGCAGCAAGTTAGAGAAGAACTCAAGTTGCTTGTACGGATACTGTTGTTCGTCAATGAAGCGCTGGTAGTTAGAAGCAAGTTTCTGCTGGGTCAGATTCTGCTGATCTTTTCCTGCCCTCATCTGAGTATCGTAAATGCTTCGCTGTTGATCGAACTGCTGGCCGCCAATATCAGCAAGTTGCTTAGCCGCAAGTCGCTGTTGCTCAAGTCCCTGTAGCCCAAGTCCCGCACCAAATTGCCGCGACTGCTCTCTCAATTGAGAACCCGCGAGGCCGTACTGAGCCCGCATCTGAGCGTCTTGTGCGGCTTGCTGCTGGGCGTTTTGGAACGCATTCTGCATTCCAGTCGCTTGAATACCCTGCAACTGTTGTTGAAAGTTTCTCTGTCCTTCCGAGCGCATCAACGCTTCACGAGAGCCACCACGCGCCCCCATGCGGGCAGAAGCAGCGCCCATGCCGGGGATTTGTCTTGCATAATCTCTAGAAGCCTCGCGCTTTTGCTGCTCAAGCACGTTCTGAATGTAGGGCGACATGTACTTATCAAGCCCGCCCTGCTGGTCATAAGCAGACTGATAATACTGCTTATCTTCAATAGGATTATATTTAGACAGTTCTTGCGCTTGGAGTGCAGCAAGCCCGGTAAGTCCAGTAGCCTGCCCTATCTGGGGGGCTACAGTCATTTTAGAAATGTCCCCCATAGCCTGCTTTTGCAGGTCTGAAAAATCGGCTACAAGTTCCCCGCCATACGGAGTAAACCCAGATTCAAGAATAGGTTTACCCGACGGATCAAGCATCGGTTTACCCGTGGCTGGGTCAATTTTCTGCTTGGGAAACGCTAATGACGAACCATATCCAAGTAAATCCGTAGCGTATTTTTTAGCCCATTCAGGGATATTACTTGTAACTGTTTCAGATGAAGTTGGCGTAGACATGTTTATCTCCGTTATTAGCGGGGCAGATACTTATCAGTATTAACGCGGGGGGCTTGCTTGCTCTTGCCCGTACGCGCCCGACGAATCTGCGCCATCATTTTATACAACTTTTTTGCACCGGCTTCGGTAGATCCGTTACCCAGATGCGATACAACATCCGCTGGAATTACGAACTCCCCGTCAGCCAAGGCCGCTCTCTGTACGCTCTTACCCCTGATTACAGCAGGAATGTCGTCAGACATGCCATCCCCAGCGCCTCTCAAGAGTTTACCACCCGCACGGTATTCCGGCATTGCGGCCATTCCGCCCCCGGCAAAGCCGAAGTTGTACCCATCCATCGGGTTCACCGCAGCGCCCATACGCGCATCACGAGTCAAGGAGGCAATACCGCCCGCTTGGTACTTTTTCTTAATTTTTCCTTTTTTCACATGGCCTCCTGCGGCTCCGCCTTTTCCATCTCTTTCACCGTTTGGGCACTCTTCAGCACTTGACGCATAGATGGGAACCCCTCTATCTGTGTAACCGCAAAAAACTTTACCTTCTGGGGGGCTATCCGTCTCCTCCCACCACCATACACAACGGTCTTCTACCCAATCATAGTACTGTCCGAAATCGCATTGTGGCTGCTGTCTAGGCGGTCTTTCATATTCACCTTCACCCCCACCGGGCTTTCCCTCGGGAATGCTTACGCAGTCCGTCGAGTAGATAGGCGTAGTACCGTCTGATTCGTACCCCTTGAATTCTGGTGTGTACCCAAATGGGCATGATCCATCAGACTCTCTAGGTTTACGAGTTTTAGTATCCTCAGGCGGAGGCTGATCCGGCGGCGCAGCAGGGCCTTCTCCACGCTTATAGCACTTATCGTCAACCGGGCTGCGCTCTTGACCTGACCCGCATCCGTCATCCGGTACGCAGGGGTTGACGCCCGGCAGACCTTCCAGAGACGTATCGTACCGCTCGCCCTCGCCGCAAGTCTTGGACTCGTCCTTTGAAGGCACGCACGGGTTAAGTCCCGCCGTGGCTCTGTCGGGATCGTAAGTCTCGCCCGGTTTACAGACTTGGAAGCATTCGCCCTGAAAACTTACCTCATGCGGGGCGCACTTTGTTTCTTTGACAGGCTCGCTAGGTTTGCCGGGTCGGTCTGGTTGACTAGGCGTACCAGTATCTTCGGGGCCACCACCACCCGGCGGCTTATCGGGTTCTTTTGGCGGGGGCGGGGGCGGAGGCGGAGGCGGAGGCGGCGGAGGGGGCGGAGGCGGTTTAGTCTCTGGCTCCGGAGGGCAAGACTCTCCCTCATAGGCAATAGACCCATCCCAACATACTTTAAATGTTGGAGGTGGCGGAGGAGGCGGAGGGGGCGGAGGCGGGGGCGGAGGCGGGGGCGGAGGCGGAGGAGGCGCTGTTTTTTTACGGCAGGCACCAAGACCACCATCACCAGACGGATCGTATTCGTAATCGTTGCCGTACGTCGCTTGGCAATCCGCGTCAGATTTACCGTTAAACCGGCAGGCACCTACATCAGGATCCCATACGTAGCCGGGGCCAAACTTTTTCTCGCAATCCGTAACAGGCGGAGGCGGTGGGGGCGGCGGAGGCGGTGGGGGCGGCGGTTTATCAACCGGAGGCTTCTCTTCAACCGGAGGCTTTTCCTCAACGGGAGGCTTTTCCTCAACCGGAGGCTTTTCCTCAACCGGAGGCTTTTCCTCAACCGGAGGCTTTTCCTCAACCGGAGGCTTTTCCTCAACGGGAGGCTTTTCCTCAACGGGAGGCTTTTCCTCAACGGGAGGCTTTTCCTCAACGGGAGGCTTCTCTTCAACCGGAGGCTTTTCCTCAACGGGAGGCTTTTCCTCAACCGGAGGCTTTTCCTCAACGGGAGGCTTCTCTTCAACCGGAGGCTTTTCCTCAACGGGAGGCTTTTCCTCAACGGGAGGCTTTTCCTCAACGGGAGGCTTCTCTTCAACCGGAGGCTTCTCTTCAACCGGAGGCTTCTCTTCAACCGGAGGCTTCTCTTCAACCGGAGGCTTCTCTTCAACCGGAGGCTTTTCCTCAACGGGAGGCTTCTCTTCAACCGGAGGCTTCTCTTCAACCGGAGGCTTTTCCTCAACGGGAGGCTTCTCTTCAACCGGAGGCTTTTCCCCACCGCCATCACCACCGCCCGAGCCACCAGATCCACCACCGGGGCCACCACCGCCTTCGCCACCGCCGTCGCCACCACCCCCCGTACCGGGGCCAATGCAGCGGTCTCCTACCGGATCATACTTTTCATCAGGTAAACATTTATTGACGCAAGGATCGAGTCCAAGCACTTCTCGTTTTACGTCATAAATAAAGCCTACGCCACACTCTTTAGGAGGCGGCGGGGGTGGAGGGGGTGGAGGCGGGGGTGGGGGTGGGGGTTCTTCATACTTAACAAATTCTCCCCACTTAACCGGCTGCCTAACATACTCAGGAGTTTTAGTAGATAAATCTACCTTTCGTGTTACTGGCTCCGGTGGCGTCAAAAGTGATCGATACCACTCTGCTAGCGGTTCATCGTAAGGTTGCAACTGCCCCGGCAAAGTACGAACTGTTCTAGGTTCCGGTTGGGGCAGTCTAGTAACCGGATCACGAACTAAAGAAGTCACGCCCTGATCTGACCCAGCGCCCGAAGCGCCAGTGCGGTACCAATCAGTCAGGGCGGGTGCGAAAGGGCGGAGATTCTCGAAATACTTCCGCCTCCTTTCTTCTTCAGTTTCTTCTTGAGATTTAGTGTCAGTTACGCCGCCTTCAGCGAACTGCTCCTCTCCTGTATACATGTCAACAGGAACTTCATACCCATTGCCCGGCGCACGCGCCAGCGGGAATTCAAGATTTGGCGGCGGAATTACTCCACCACCAGCCATGCCTAAGCGAGTGTAAAAGTCCTCACTTTCGTCATAGTCATCAAGCGGGCCTCTGCGCCTAGGTGGTGGTCTAGGAGGTGGAGTAGGCGGAGGCTGCTGCTGTTGCTGAGCCTGCTGTTGCGGCGGCTGCCCTAATTGAGGATTCCCTGTATACCCCGGATACTGAGTCGTATACCCCTTATCCACATAGCCACCACCGATCCAATACGGCTGCCCCGGTTCACCGAAGCGGGGGTTGACCTGCCCACGTGAAAACTCGATATCCCGATACTGCATGGGAGACGACGGCGGTATAGCCTGTCGAGCGCCGCCGTACTTCTGCTCAAGTTTATTGATCCCATACGCAGTCAACATCTGCAGCAGCGGGTTAGCCTGCGTGCCGGGCTGTGGGGCGAATATGTTGCCGACCTGCTGCATAAACCCTTGGGGTTGCTGCGTTACCGTAGTAGGCATACGAAACCCGCCTTGCACGGCTCTCATACCCTCAATGTCTTCGTCGCTATAGCCTTTGCTCTTTAGCGCTTTATCAGTCAGACCGGGCTTGCGAACACCGCCTTGAGGAGCGCCACTTGGGGGCATAATCTCGCCAAGCAACGCTGAACCTGCGTAGGCTTTAATGCCTGCTTCAAGACCTTTTTTCAGATCGCCTTTGATAGCGCCGTAGGCAGTGCCCGCTAAAAGCCCCGTAAGTTGCGGATTACTAACAGCCGCTCTGCCTGCTGTGCTTAGGGCTTTTCCTACAGGAGTTAATATTTTTAAGATTGAATCCAGAATGCCTGCTTCAGGCAAACCTGTTTCAGGATTAACTGTCAACTCCATCCCTTGCGAACGCGCAAATTCTTGAAGACTATTAACTTCATCAGGCGTCATATGCACAAGGGTGCTGTCAGGGCCACGACCTTGCGAAGCAAGAAGTGCTGCTAAACCTTTTAATTCGTCATTCATAAAACACCCTCACGGGATCAAGTTTTTAAATACTATCATGTAGCCGGTTGGTAAATAGCCGCGCCGTAGTTCGACACCCAGTTCACCGTCAAGATGATGGATGGGATAGCAGGGATATTGCCGCTTGCTGTTACGTAAGGAATAACTACGTTCGTATCTGAGGACTGCCAAGCCAACTGAAAGTAGTCGTTTGCTTGTAGAACCAATACAAAGTTCCACGCCGCCACGATCTCGTTGTTTGGGCCGTCGATCACAATCTTGGTCGCTGAGTCTGGCAGGTTTACCCCGTTGACCCTAGGCCATATATAAACGGCACTAGCACTACCGCCGGTCTTGTCCAATTGAGCCGAGAACTGGAAGTTGTAGACCCCGGTGTTAGTGACGTAGATCTTGGAAGTCGGATTACCACGTGTAACTTCATAATCAGAAACTACGGAGTTGTACGTAAAAAGATTAACGGCATTGGCTACAGGATTTGGCTGTGTCGTTGTATCAAAATACGAAGCATGGGCGGTAGGCGCGTTTATGTAATTAGTAAGCCGATTAAAAAATAATCGCAGTACGTTAGAAAATTGATTTTGGTACCGTGCATCATACTGCCCCGGCGCAACAGGAAGATTCGGGGGTACGACACCACGCGGAGCAGCCATCAGCGTCTCCCGTCAGGACGAACGTCGATACGCATAACACCCATCTGCCACGCCACGCCTAGATCAGCCGAAGACACTTTGAATGCCATCTGACGACCGCGCACTCGCGTGTAGACCTGACCCGTGTACTGTTGGATCGGCACCGTCGAAGTGCGCGTTACAGTCGGGCTGTCTGCGCTCGTGTAGTTAGAACCTGAGTTCTGGCGGGGGCGTACCGTGAGGGTCACAGTCGGGCTTGTACCCGTAGACCCAGTGAAGTTGAGGTCAGGGATGATGCGCCAGACGTAACCAAAACTCTGCCCGTCTTGGATGTCAAAATCAGACGACTCTACGTATGCCTCAATTGGCAGGGCAGGGCTGACCGACTGATCATCGTTACCCACCTCGTGCAGCATGATCTGGTTAGCGACGTTATAGGTCACGTAAGCATAAAGATCATGCGATGCTGCCGTCGTGCCGTCATACCCACGAACACAACCCGTCAGGGTATTACCGTCTTTGGCGGCGTAGGAAATCTTCTCCGAGTCCACCGTAATTGTCCCAGTCATCGGGAAGGTCGAAGCGTCGGTCAGAGCAATTGTTGTTACAGATGAGTTGATGCTCGTAGCGAGATACGCCTGCTGCACGTTGAACGTGGCAAAAGGGTACGTCCTTTGCGTGTGCTGTACCCAGAACGTACGGTTCAAATTTCCGTAGTACCAGATCCGTTCAAGGTAGTTATAAACGACATATCGATCATTGATGGTGCTGTTAGCAGAAGGATAGAACCACCAGATCTCGTTATAGCCTTCGTTAGCACCCGCCGTTACCTGACTTAACTGGTCATAGTTAATGTCGTTATAGACAAACTGACGAAGGGTGCAAGGCAGCGTCTCAACGCGCCCCGAATACATGAAGAACTTGTCGCGGCCCATCCAGTAGACCACGTTGTTCACGGTAAGCACTGAGTTCTGCGATGCAATAGTGATGTCTTGATCCAGCAGCGTGAACGACCACACGAACGGAGGCCCGACGTATTGCATGGAGAAGAGGGCTGTGTCCGTCCAAATTAAAATTTCCTGACGGGTATTGCTGGCTGTGACAATGAACGAACCACTCGACAAACGCTGCTCACCTGACTGGTTAGTCACTGCAGGAACCCATTCGTACGGTGTACCTTGATCAGACCAGCGCACGAGAAGTGGGTCAAACGTTGTAGCAAAACTAGTCGGATCGTATGGGGTAGAACCGCAAGATATGATGAAGTCATTAACCGGCGAGTCAATGATAACGTTGATTTCATTCGGCACGTGCCGACCGGCGTAACTAAAAGATATGTCCGAAAGCGTAGCCGAGGCGTTCGTCGCCTGTGAGATCGTGACCGAGTTGCTGAAGTCCCACGCTTCTGTGACGTAGGTGCCGGTGACGATGCCGCTACCCGATAGCACCGCGCCCGTATCAAGTCCAGTCGTGTCGTCAAATAGAATCGTTGTTACACCCGAAGCAAACGTGCCAAGGGTCAAGCCTTTATTAACTGTGTTGGCTTTTTCTTCAAGCGTAACTGCACGTGCCCACGTATTCGTGTCTATCGTCCAGAAGTAAATCTCGCCACCACGCTCAGCGAAGATCAAATCATCGCCGTAGTTGAACATCGACCAGAGGCGCATCTCTACACCAGCACCTGTGGAGGAACCCCAGCCACCTGACCCCCACGGCGGGCCACCCCAGCCGACACCCGCGCTATACACCGCGTTGCCTGCATCAATGTCGAACTGTGCAATGACTAGCGAACCACCACCCGTTGTCGTGGAACTTGCCGTAGCAGAAGCATAGATGGTGAACGTATTGGCATTTGGAACGGCTTGAATTTCGTACTGACCGTCCAACGTTAGGCTAGCCACCGCAGTGGCTCCAGAAAAGTTGACGTAGGTGCCAATAGAAGACAGGTGTGCCGTGGCTGTAACGGTGACGAGACGGCTACCCGACGTTGTTGAGAACGGGTTCTGCGAAAGGGTTAGCGAGTTACCAAGCGGGGTGATGTCATGGTAAGTGCCGCCTTGCTCAATGTAGACCTTTTGACTTGTCCCCAGACCGACGAGGTTCTGACCAAGCGTGCTGATCCAATTCCACAACATACGGCAGACGCCCTTGAACGTGCTGCCATTGACATTGATGTTCTGCCAGCCACCTATCTTTTCAGCGTAGCCAGAACGGAATCGGATCTTGTCGCCTGCGAAGAAGCCGCCCTCATTGGCATACGAAGTTGATTCACGGTTAACGCCGGGGCGCAGTTCAACTTTTTGAAGCGGCATTACGCAACTCCCGATAGATACAACGCCTGTTCGTCTTTGCGACGTTTGACCAGTCCCGGCAGCACCCGACCTGCCGCCTTTGTCCATTTGAGGAACTCGTCTGCGGCCTCGTCAAAGTCGCCCCGGTTGGTCTTCATCCGCAACCCAGAGCGTTGCAGATTTCCAAGGCCCACGTTGAAGGAAAAAGAGACGAGACTATCGAAGACTCCCTGACGATCAATAGCAGCAGGGCAAAGTCTAAGTACACCACGCTCAAACCGGCCAAGATCTTGAGCCAGAATAGAATCAACCTCTCCCATAGAGAGGACGCGATCCCAGCCTGCGGGTATCGGTAGACTCTTGCGTTCCTCATATTTCACCGCCGTATGCGATGGGTCAATGACATGGCCGACGCCCACAGTCCAGAGCAGCGCCGGACAGCGATAAGGCTTAGTCCGAACGCCCTCGTGGTGTTTAATCATCTGTATGGCAGCGGCGGAGACTTTCACTTTTTGCCAAACGCCTGCGTACCGAACCAAAACGCAATAATTGAAGACAGGATCAGCATCTCGTCATCTGAGAAAACATTCTCCATCGCAATCGCAAACGGGATACCAGTTGTGTAGGCGTACCACACGCCAGCCACGTTCAGCGCGACAAGTTCCAACACAAAAATGTACGTCACAACCGGGCGCACACTGGCCCGCAGGTTAATCATCCACTGACTCGCACCCTTGCCGATCTCAATGTCGTGCTGGTACAAGGCTTGGCGTTCTTCACCCGCCGTCTGCGTCTGGATTTGCTCCAGTTTGATTTCCTCGACTCGCGCCTGTGCAATAAAGCCACGTTCAGCAAGGGCTAGTTCACGCTCACGCTGCGCTACGACAAGGGCCAGTTCGTGCTTCTTGTCTTGCCGGTCTTGGAAGATAGACAGAATTTTTGGCAGGCCACCCGCAAGGAATGACAGGAAAGTACTAATCATCGTCATCATTTGCTTGCCCTCACAACATCATCGCCCTTGGTCACGGTCACATGGTCGCCTTCAACGTCAACCCTCATGGGCTGCTCCTTGCGATCCAGTTTGTCCAACTTGGTGATAAGGCTCTTGATGACTTCAAACTCTGGCTTTTCTTCCTTTTCGACCGTACCTGCAATGCCGTTCAGCATCGAAATCAGCGCGGTCAATGAGGCACCCAACAACCCCATCACGGCTGCAATCTTGTCGCTATCCAATGCAAGGCTCGACAAGACTCCGATCACCACGATGATGGTGATATAGGCCAGTCCGTGTTTTCCGATAGCCTTACCCGCCACATCCTTGGCGCTGCTGTTGGCCTCAAGCCGCTGAAGTTCAGCCTTGATCTGTACCTTGAGCAGTTGGATGTCGTCGTTCATTTGATGGCTTCCACCAGCATAGAGGTCATGGTTCCCAGCGCACCTAGCAAAATCACGATGATCGTGCCGCCGACCGTCATTACAAGTTTCTCCAGCCGCTTCAGACGCGCATGGATAGCCTCATAACGCACCGAACAGACGTCGATGTGGCTCGTTACGGTCACTTCCAGTTCCTGCACGGTCGTCATGGCGTAGCCCACGGCAGCGGCGGGGTCACAATCGGCGGGTTGATCTGGTTCTGGATTTGCTGCTCTACAGCGGCTTCCGTAGCGTCTTTGTCCACGCCACTCGCCCAAATCCAGCCCAGCACCTGATCCTGCGTGAGATTGGCATACGGGGTGAAGGACGTACCCTCCACGACCGGGAACGAGCAGGTGTTATAGACGCTGCCGTTGTAATTGCCATCCACGCCGTTGCACTGCCAGTGCGCCGTGACGACGTAATCCGCGCCCTCTGGGGCTTGCGGCAAGCAGTTCAGTTGGCTGATGTTCCAAGTGATCGTGGTCATTTCGGTTCTTCCTTTGGCAGATGCGGCTCAACCTGTTCCTTGAGTTTGGCCCAAAGCGGGTGTGCGCCTTGTGCAGTCGGGAGTGACCCCAACAGGTTCACGATGGCAACGGCTTCCTCAAGCGAGACTTTCAGTTCAACGTCCACGGGTCATTACTCCATAGTTTTGATTCACAACATACGCATACACGACACACGCCGCGAGCGTGAGCATCCACATATCGACGTACCACAACGCCCACACGCCAACGAGTTTCACACTGACCATCACAGGCAACGGGTCGAACTTGGCAAAGAGTTTTGCCATCACGGGGTTTAACTCACGCCCGCCTTGCTTCAGCACGGTCAGCGTCGTGTAGGCGTCAGCGGCTTGCAGCAGGACATAGAGGATGAGGAGGCCGGTGTTCATTTGGATTCCTTTGCATATTCGCCGTAATACTTTAACCGCGCTTCTTCAGCAATAAACGCAGCCAACTCTAAATCATCGTAATAGCCCATCGACTTGTTGCGGTTGTTTAGACTGATACGCACCGACCATTTCCCAGTAGGCTTGTGCCACGACACGCCACGATGACCGGACGTATTGTTTCGGCACTTACCCTTGTTGTACTGGTTCTGGCTGCGCGTAACTGCCCGCAAATTCTCAATACGGTTATCCGCACGGTTGCCGTTGATGTGGTCAATTTCCGACGGGATGTAACCGTGGTGCATCAAGAATACCAATGCGTGTTCGGTGTAATACTTCCCGCCAATACCTACGCGACGATAGCCCGTGCCGTTAACCGACCCTGCTGCATCACCAATCTTTCGCCCACGGCTTGCCGTGCGATGGTGTAGCCGACCGTCGCGGTACTCAAACAGGCGATGCGCTTCGTCGCGTGTCA